GACGCGGAAGTAGCGGCGTCCATGAGCCGGATCGTGGAAAGCTCAGGGCTTTCCCGGGCTGAGGCCGTGGACAAGCTCAACGAAGCAGCTCGGCGCTACGGGGTGAGACTTTGCGGTGGCAATGCCGAGACATTGACCCTGGCAACCCTGGAGAAGTGGCTCAACCCGAACGAGCCCAAAAACATCCCTTCCACGCGTGCGCTCAATCTCTTCTGCCACGTGTTCGGCACGCCCGAGCCCTTGGATTTATTGGCCCGGTCCCACGGTCAAGGGTGGCGGGTCATCGACGGCGACGACGCCAGACTCCTGGAGTGGGCGAGGACGGAGCAGGAAATCAAGCGCCTAAAGGCGCGCAAACGCAAAATCGAGACGGAACTATGAAGCGTGAAGGCAGGAAGGTCCGCGCCTGGATGGTTGAGAGGGGCATTACGGTGTCCGATGTGGCTCGTTTGGCTGGCATTGCCCGGTCTATCGTCTCTGAAACCGTCCATGGGCAGCGCAACAACAGAAAGGCGCTTCGGGCATTGCTCGATGTGGGCTGCCCGGGGCGACTGCTGGTTTTGCCGGAAGACATGAAGGGAAAGGAAGCTGCGTAGGCGGTAACGGCAATGCAAGACAAGGTTTCGGCAAAAGACATTTCGCAACTGCTTGGTATCTCGGAGCGAGCCGCCCAGCTTCGGGCGGGCAAGGAATCCTGGCCCTTCGAGCAGGTTCCCTGCCGTGGCGGCAAGCGCCGCCTCTACCCCGTTCTCTCCTTGCCTGAGGACGTGCGGCAAGCCATGGCTTCCTTCATGCTGGCAGGCGGCTCCGGGGCGGATACGCCTCCTGCTGTTGCCGACGCTTCCGTGCCCGCCGTACAGGCTCCGGCCGCCGTGCCGTCCTCGCTGGGCAAGCTGACCAAGCGCCAGCGCGAGGCAGCCCTGGCCCGGTTGGCTTTTGTGCGGGAAATCGAGCGCGCCATCCCTCTGATTGGGAAGGAAGCGGCCATCCGCAACCTGGTCAAGGCGGCCAAGGACGGTGCCCTGATCGCGCATCTGGCCGGGCTGGTGGCCGTGGCCAACGACCGCATGAGCGCCGGGCGCGGCTTGTCCCGCCGCCGTCTCTACGACTGGTGCCGGATGTTCGCCGAAGGCGGCGAGGCGGCCCTTGCGCCCAAACACCAGGGCAAGGACATGCGCGTGCCCGAGTGGGCTCCGGCTTTCCTGGCCATCTGGCAACTGCCGCAAAAGCCCACGGTCACCGACGCCTACAACCAGTTCGCGCAAACCTGGGAAGGCACGCCGCCCTCGATTTTCGCCGTGCGACGGTTCCTGGCCAAGATGGCCGACGCCGACCGCGAAACCGGCCGCGACACGGGCAACGCACTGCTCAAGCGCCGGCCCCACAAGCGTCGTTGCACGTCCGAACTGTGGCCCACGGACGTCTACACCGCCGACGGCACCACGTTTGACGCCGAAATCCAGCATCCGGTGCACGGACAACCGTTCAAGCCCGAGGTGACCTTCGTCCTCGACGTAGCCACCCGACGTTGCGTCGGGCTCTCGATTGGCGAAGCAGAAAGCGCCGGCACGGTGCTGGACGCCCTGCGCATGGCCTGCCTGTTCGGCGGCATCCCGGCGCTTTTCTACACCGACAACGGTCCGGGCTACGTCAACAACATCATGCTCACCCCGGGCTCGGGCATGCTCGACCGCCTGGGCATCGAGGCGGTCCGCTCCATTCCCGGCCGGCCCCAGGGCAAAGGCCTCATGGAGCGGGCCGTCAAGACGCTGTGCGACCCGCTCTCCAAACGCCTGCCGTCCTGCTCCCATGCCGACATGGACGGCGACGCCGGCAAGAAGGTCTTCAAGATCACCCGCGCCGCCCTCAAGAAACACGGTGCGTCCCGGCTGCTGCCCACCTGGGAGGCGTTCAAGGCGGCGCTGCTCACTCGCGTGGAGGAATACAACGCCGCGCCGCACCGGGGCCTGCCCCGCGTCGAAGACCAGGCCAGCGGCAGGCGGCGGCATCTTTCGCCCAACGAGGCCTGGCAAGGATTTGTCGCACGCGGCTTCGAGCCGTTCACCGTGCCCGAGGCCGTCCGCGACGAGCTGTTCATGCCCGGCATTCCGCGCAAGGTACGCAACGGCGAGGTGCGGCTTTTCAACAACACCTATTTCTCCGAAGCGTTAGCCGACTTCCATGGCGACTTCGTGGACGTGCGTTACGACATTTGGGACGCCTCCAAGGTCTATTGCTGGACCACGCAAGGCGAGCTGATTTGCCAGGCGCGCCTCGACGGCAACAGCATCGATTATTTCCCCCAAAGCCAGGTGGAAGCCGCCCGGGAGCGGCGCGCCAAGGGGCAAGTGGCCCGGCTGGCCGGCAAGATCGCCAGGATCGCGCCCGGGGCCTCGGTCCAGCTTCCCGAAGCGCCGCAGGCCGTCACGCTCATGGCCGACGCGGTCACGCCGCCCGAACCCGAATTGCCGGACCTGCCCGCGCCCGAATCCCGGGACGCCGTTATGGCGGCATCCGGGAAGCGGCCCCTCTTTTTGTCCGAGCAAGACCGCTACGCCTGGCTCATGCGCCACCGCGACCGCTGGACCGAGGGCGATCACGCCTGGATGGACGGCTATGTCCGGTCCCCGGCCTACGCCGACCTGCACGATTTCTACCGCTACGAAGGGCTCGCCTGGGACGGCGGCAACGTCCTGGCCCGGGCGCAAACCGAATAGACCGACAGGGAGAAGGCATGCGCAAGCAATTCGTCAAAACGGAGAACTATTCGCGCTTCACGACCGGCATTGCGGCCGTGGAGCAGCGCGGCGCGGCCGAGGCCGGCATGATGCTGGTGCATGGCGCGCCGGGACTCGGCAAGTCCCATATCGTTGGGCATTGGGCGACCGAGGCCGGGGCCGTGTTCTTGCGGGCCAATGTGGATTGGACGCCCAAGTATTTCCTGGTGGAGCTGGCCAAGGTTTTGAAAGTCGATGCGTCGGGCACGGCGCAACAACTGTTCACCCGCCTGCTGGAACGTGTGGTGGAGGCGCAGCTGCCCATCGTCATCGACGAGGCCGAGTTCACCCTCCACAACAGGGCCGTGGCCTTGGAAAAAATCCGGGACCTGTCCGACAGGGCCGAAGTGACGGTGGTCTTGATCGGCATGGACCGGATTCAACAGCAAATCAGCAAATACAAGCAGATTCACGGCCGCATCGCCCAGGTGGTGGAGTTCAAGCCCGCCACCTTGGCCGACGTGGCCCACGCCTGCGAGCAGCTGGCCGAAGTGCGCATGGCCCCGGCGCTCATGGCCGAGGTCCACCGCATTTCCGGCGGCCGCATGCGCGAGGCCCTGAATGTCATTGCGGCCATCGAACGCATCGCCAAGCTTAATGGGCTGGAAGCGGTGGACGTGCCCGACCTGGAAGGCGCGCCCCTGGCCTTTGACTGGCAAAGCCGCACGCCCAAGACCGTCCGTGCAGCCGCAACCGGCCCCAGCCGCGCCGGGTGCGCCGCAGGAGGCCGTTAGATGGCCTGGGCAGGGTTGGCGATTCTTAACGCCCTTGCGGAGGGGCCGAAGTTCACGCGGCAGATTGCGGCCGGCCAGGGGAAGACCACGGACGCGGCCAGGCTGTGCCTGGAAAGGCTCCGACACAAAGGGCTCATCGTTTCGGCCGAAGGCATGCACCAGATCACGGACAAGGGGCGTCGCTTCCTGGCCGAGGGCCGGGAGATCACCTCAGGCCCTTGCGGCAATGCCGCCCCGAGCCGGCGCACGCTTTCCCTGCGCCAGAAGGCTTGGCGCGCCATGGGCATGCGCGACGGCTTCAGCCTCGACGACCTGCTCACCATGCTGTGCGACGGCAGCGAAAAGGAACCGGAGCGCAACCTCGCCCGTTACCTCGCCGCCTTGGAAGCGGCCGGCTACCTCATGCGGCTGCCCCGGCGCGGCGAAGGCGGGGCCACGCGCTGGCGCTTGCGTCGCGACCGGGCCAGCGGCCCCGAGGCTCCGGCCCTCAACACGCGCACCAAGCGCCTCACGGACTGCAACACCGGGCAAGTCTTCGAGCTTGGCCGCGTCCCCCAGGAGGCCGGCCATGTCCGCTGACTGGCTGGCGCTGCTCGCCGCCGAGGCGAAGCGGACCACCATCGCGGCCACGGCCCGGCGCATCGGCTATTCGCGCACGACCGTCAGCCTGGCGCTTGTCGGCAGGTATCCGGGCCGCACGGACAAGCTGGCCGCCACGGTGCTGGCCGTCCTCGGCCGGCAGGTTTGTCCGCAGCTCGGCCGGGAAGTCACCCCGGCAGAGTGTGCCGGCAACGCGGGCGAAATGCCCACTTCCAGCCCGGCAGCCTTGCGGCTGTGGCGGGCCTGCCAGACCTGCCCGCATCGGCCGGAGGAAACCTTTTCCATCACCAAACCCCGGTCCCGGAAGGCGGCCGGAAAGGAGCAAACGGCATGACGACGGCGACCCCCATCCCGGACGGCTATATGGCCAACGCCAAGGGGCATCTGATCCCCGTGGGCAACGTCAAGGAAGTGGACAAGCTGCGCGACGACCTGGCGCGCAACATCGTGGCCGCCGCCAAGGGCGTGCAGGCGGTCATGCGGGAATTTCGCGCCAACACCCTGGGCGACATCCAGGCCTTCGCGGACCTTTCGGCCGAGAAGTACGGGGCCAGACGCGGCGGCAACAAGGGCAATCTTTCGCTCTTGAGCTTCGACGGCCGCTACAAGGTGCAGGTGCAAATCAGCGAGCATCTGGCTTTTGACGAACGGTTGCAGGCGGCCAAGGCGCTTATCGACGAGTGCCTGACCGAATGGGCGCAGGGCAGCCGCGACGAAATCCGCGCCATCATCAACCAGGCCTTCGACGTGGACAAGGAAGGCCGGGTCAACACCGGCGCGATTCTGGGCTTGCGCAAGCTCGACATCACGGACGGCCGCTGGCGCAAGGCCATGGAGGCCATCGCGGACAGCTTGCAGGTGGTGGGCAGCAAGAAGCTCCTGCGGGTTTACGAGCGCCAGGAAGACGGCTCCTACGAGCCCATTCCCCTGGACCTGGCGGCGCTGTGATGGACGCCTTGCCTATGAACGAACCGGGGGCGGCCCCGCCGGAAGGACGTCCGGTCCCCCTGCGGGTGCTGCGCAGCGCCGAAGCGCAAGCGCTCCGCTGGAAAAAGCAGGCCGAAGCCCTGTCCCAGCTGCTGAACCAGGCCATCAATGACGGGCAGTTGGGGGAGGCCTACACCCTCCAGGCCAAACGCATCATTGCGAGGACCGTTTAAGCGAAACCGCCCCGCGTGGGCGGTCGTCCGGGCGTGGCGGCCCGGGCCTGATGAGCAGCCAAAGAGAATCATATGCGTCCCGAATCCCGTAAAAGCCTGCTGGCAAAAGTCCATATCGCCAAGAAAGCCCTGGGGCTCGATGACGCCAGCTATCGTGCGGTCCTGGAGCGGCTCACCGACCACGAAAGCGCCGCGGATTGCACCGTGCCGCAACTGGTGCGCGTGGTCGCCCACATGCGCAAGATCGGCTGGCAGGAGCCGGCCAAGAAGCCTGCCAGCCGCAAGCCGGTAGTGCCCGGCGCGGCCGGGTACATCGACAAAATGGAAGCCTTGCTGGCCGAGGCCAAGCGGCCATGGTCCTATGCCTCGGGCATCGCCAAGCGCATGTACGGCGCGGAGAAGCTGGAATGGCTCACCCCCGAGCAGGTGCGCGGCGTCCTGGCGGCGCTGATCCGCGACGCGGCGCGCCATGGGAGGCCGGCATGAGCGAGCGGCACAACCTGCCGGCGTCCGTGCAGGAGCTGGTGGACCTGATCGGCCTGCAAAAGGCCATGAAGTTGGTGCGCAGCCTGGGCGGCACCACCTTTCCCGTGCCCAAGCGGCAAACCAGGCTGGGCGAGTTGCGCTACAACATGTTGGCCGACGTGGTGGGCGTGGAGGAGGCGGACACACTGGTGGCCCATTTTGGCGGCGGCGAGTTGTATATTCCCCGGTGCGCGGCGGCCTTGCAGGCAGCAAGAGATGCTGAAATAAATGAATATTTCGTGGTCGAGACGAATAAAGGGCGGTCATCGGCCGAGGTTGTTTTTCGTCTGGCGCGGCGTTATAAACTTTCAGATAGGCGGATATGGAATATTTTGAAGACGCTTCCGAGGGCTGATGCACAGTTTTCACTTTTTGAAAAGATGCGAGAATAGTTATGACAGCAGACAATCCGATGGATATTAAGATTGATGTCAAAGCTAGCGCGAATCTTGATTCACTTATCAAGGCGACGCCTAAAGGATTAGGCAGGCTGTTTTCTCTGTTCTTCGCAAAACGTGAAGCAGACAATGCTCGCTATACAGCGTTGCTAGCTGCAAAGACTAAAATAGAATATCAGAAGATGATAGAAAGCGGTTATGATTTTGAGAAAGATTGCCTTGTCCCGCCACAAAACAGCATGCTGTCAGAGAATCTTAATCCTTTACAGATTGAGGAGAGGCAAGAAACTGACAATTTAGCGGGAAACCTTCGAATGACTGCCGAAGCATTGAAAGATGTTCCAGATGAGGAGATTTCAGACAAGCAAGTTGACGAAGACTTCTTTGCACGATGGAGACGCGAGGCGAAAGTAATCGGCAGTGAGGACCTTCAAAGACTATGGGGCCGATTGCTTGCAGAGGAAATCAAAGAACCTGGAGGTGTGTCGTTTCGCACTCTCGATATATTGAAAAACATAACAAGTTCTGAGGCAATGCTTTTTCAAAGGTTGTCGCCGTATATGTGCTCCCTGGGCATTATTGTCTGTAATCCGGAAGAAGAAAGTTATCCTGGGAATTCTACATTTGACGACATGCTGCTGTTGTCAGAGTGTGGGCTTGTGTCGAATGTCGACATTGTTATTTATGAGGACGCAAACTCTTTTGTTAATATCGAGAAAAAGAAATACAGTGCTGCAAGTTTTGGCAAGTTTATTGTTGCAGCAGATATGTACAGAGGCGTACTATCTATTCCTGGGATTTCTCTTACCTCTGCAGGAAGCTTGGCTTTTAGCATTTGCGCCCATGCTAAATTAGGCAAAAAAGCCATTAAATATATTGCAGATAGAATAATTGAGCACAATTCAACAGCCATTAGAAGGCTAGTAGTATATAATAAGAAAAATGATTCTAATTACACCGCATGCCAGCCTATATATGATTCTGTTAGTTTGACTTAAAATTACTAGTTACTGACACCCTTCACCTATCACCGCCCCCGGTGCGCCGCCTAGCATAGGCGGCGTCCGGGGGCGGACTCTTTTCCGCCTCCAAACCGCATTGCATGGAGGCGTTTATGCGTAACATCACTCCCCCGCGTCTGCTCGTCTGTTCCGTGGCGGCCGCGTTGCTGGTCGGCGCGCTGGCCCTTGTTTCGCCGGTGCAGTTGCCGGTCATGCTCTACAAGCTCGCGCTGGTGCTGCTGGCCGGCTATGTGGGCTATTGGCTCGACCGCTGGCTTTTTCCGTATGCCCGGCCCGACGGCTACCTTTCCCGGGAATGGCGCGCCCAC